GTCTACGATGTCTTGCGAAAACCTTCGCAGGTCCCCTCAACCGTTCCGCTCGTCGACGAGAACGGTCTCAAGATCGTTCTCGACGCCGCTGGCCAGCGCGTGCGCACGAAGGACGGAAAGAAGTGGCGCCAGACCGGCGACACCGACGCCGGCTACGCCTTGCAGTCGCGCCCGGAGACGCCGGAGGAGTACGGTGCCCGCTGCCTCGCCGCCATCGCGGAGGATCCTGCCAAGTTCTACGCGCGCGGCATCGTGGTGCGGCTCGAGGCAGACGAACGTGAAGCGGCGCAGGACATGTGGAACACGGCGTCCCTGATGCGCGACGCTCGCCGGCTGAATATGTACCCTCGCAATCCAGATGCGTGCGTGAGCTGGGGTCGCGAATGCGACTATCTCTCGGTCTGCGCCGGCATGATGGATCTCCAGGATCCGCTCTTCTTCCGCTTCGAGGAAGACGTCCACGAAGAGCTCGCCGAAGAGGGCGCTCTCACCAAGCTGACCGACGACGCGAGTCTCCTCACGCAGAGCGCGATGCGCTCCTACCGCTCGTGCCCCAGGAAGTTTCAGCTTCGCTACGTGCTTCGGATGCGTCCCGTCAAGAAGGCGGAGACGCTCACCACAGGGCACAGCGTCCATTCGGCGCTCGACGTGTACCGACGGACCGGCGACGTCGACGCTGCGAAGGCGGCGCTCGAAACGACGGACCCGTACATCCGCGCGAAGGAAGAGGCGATGCTGCTCGGGTATGCCGCTAGGTGGGGCAAGCCGACCGGCGTGGTCGCGATCGAGCAGACCTTCCGGATCCCCCTGATCAACCCTGAGACGGGCGCGGCTTCGCGAACGTTCTCGTTGGGTGGACGGGTGGACGCCATCGTCGAAGCCGCAGCCACCGAACAGTTGATCAACCCGGTCTGACCAGACCGAAAGGAAACCGATGCCGAAAGCCTCAAGAGACTCGCTGAACGCCAAAGGGAAACGTGACGCCTACATGTTCGATCCGGACGATCTCGTCCTGGTCAATGACGAGAAGTCGCCGCTCTACGACGAGCGCGTGAATCTGCCGATCGACGAAAACCTCGTCCTGAACATCATGTTCGCGCCCGACGGCGTGCCCCAGGGCGTGCTCGAGCCGATCAACGGGACCCGCAACTCCGAGACCGGCAAGGTCGAGGTCATCGACGGCCGGCAGCGCGTGAAGGCCGCCCGCGAGGCGAACAAGCGCCTCAAGAAGGCCGGCATGGAGCCCGTCTGGGTCCCGTGCATGCTCAAGCGGACGAACGCGCACGGGGCGATGGGCATGCTCATCAGCTCGAACGAGCACCGGCAGAACGACACGCCGCTCGGCAAGGCTCAGAAGGCCCAACGGTACCTGGCCCTCGGTCGAGACGAGTCCGAGGTCGCGACGCTTCTTGGAATCAGTACGGCGTCGGTCAAGAACCTGCTGTCCCTACTCGACGCCCCCGCTGCCGTCCGCAACGCCGTCGAGTCCGGCAAAATCTCGACGAGCGACGGCTACAAACTGGCTAGGCTAGACCCCGGGGAGGCCAGGACGAAGGTCGCCGAGCTCATGGAGCACGCGCCTCGCACGCCCGGGAAGAAGCGCAGCGGGAACGCGAAGAAGGCGCGCGAGATCGTCAGCGGCAACAAGGAGCCGGGCAAGATCAGCAAGAAGGCGGAGGACGCCGTGGCGACGGATATCGCGGCGTGGCTCGGGGAGACCTACGAGGATCTTCCGAAGGAGATGTTGAAGGAGATCCGTGCGGGGCTCTGGAGGAAAGTTCGGGGAGAGAAGTAGTCGGAACGAGAAACAGTCAGGAGACAAATGATCGACTTGAAACGAATCAGCAACGGAAAACAGAATCGACCTCCGCGCGTCACCGTGTACGGCTTCGACGGTGTCGGGAAGAGCAGGTTCGCCGCAGGCGCTCCCAACCCGTTCTTTATCGACGTCAACAAGGGCAGCTTCGCGTACGACGTGCAGCGAGCCAACCCGGAGACATGGCCGGAGGTTCTTGAGTGGATCGGCGCCGTGGAGAAGAATCAGGTCAAGTGCGACTCTCTCGTGATCGACGACCTCAGTACCCTGGAACACCTCGGCAACGTGGAGTTCTTCCCGGGCACCACGATCACGAAGTACGACGGTGGATACGGAAAGGGAGAAGATCTCGCGGTCACCAAATGGCGCGAACTGATCGGCGCCATCGAACGGGTGTGGCTATCGGGGAAGACGATCATCCTCGTGGGGCACGCGCAGGTGAAACACTTCGACGATCCCACTGGACCCGGATTCGATCGCTTCGAGCTCGCCATGCGTGGGAAGCTCGCCGGGCTCGTGAAGCAGTGGTCGGACGCCGTCCTGTTTGCTCGAGAGGACGTCTCTCAGCAGAAGGTCGGTGGCGACGTCAAGGCTGTCACGAGCGGCGTGCGCTGGCTTCATACCCAGCGCTCCCCCGCCTTCGACGCCAAGTCTCGCGGCACGACGCTCTTCCCGGAGAGGATCCTCCTGTCGTGGGACGAGTTCGCTCGCGCTCGCGCGGCCGACACCGAACGAGCGGAGGCGCTCCGCAAGGAGATCGACGCCATGCTCGCCGAGATCGGCGACAAGACGCTCGACGGTCAGGTCAAAGAGTACCTGCGAGCGAACCCAGGAATGATCGTCGAGGCCCGCAACAGGGTTGCGGCGAAGCTCGAAGAGAAGAAGTCAACGTCTGAGAAGAAGGAGAAATCGGAATGATCACCGCTGGAAACTACGAAGGAAAAGCAATCAAGGACCGCGTGCAACTCGGCGAGACGCCGAACGGAACGCTTCAGATTGCGATCGACATGGAGCTCTTCAACGCGCAGGACCAGTCGGTCGGCTCGATGACGACGTTCCTGTACTTCACCGACGGAGCGGCCGTGTACTCGTACGAGCGGCTGCGCGCGATGGGGTGGAAGGGCACGGGTCCGGACGACATCGACAAGCTGGACGACATCTTCGGCACCAAGGTCCCGTGTCGGGTCACGGCTCCGGAACCGTACAAGGCCGCCGATGGCACCACGAAGATGGGTTCCAGCAAGCTCGAGATCCTGTCCGGCGGCGGCACGGTCAAACTGGACAAGCCTGTCGATGTGGGCACATTCAAGGCCCGTCTGCGCGCCCTCGGCGGCGTCAGCGGCGGCGGCGGGACGGCTCCGACGGTCGGAGAAGGTGGCGGCAAACCCCCTCCGTTCTGAGGGAAGAAGTTCGTAGCGGCACAGGTACAAGGTGAATAGAAGGTGGGCGACTAGCGTCAGAGTTAGCGCCCACCTTCCAGCAACACGGGAAAAGGAGATCCCATCATGACCGAAAAAAAGTGGAGCAAGTACCAGAAGGCAATCTTCGAGAATGTCGCCACCGGAACTGGGCATACCGTCGTCAAGGCAGTGGCCGGTAGCGGCAAGACCAGTTCAATAGTCGAGGCGATGAAGTACATCCCCGGCGGCCTCTCAACGCTTTTCGTGGCCTTCAACAAAGGTATCGCCGAAGAACTCAAGAAGCGCGCGCCCCGAGGCGTCGAGGTCTCGACTCTGCACTCGTACGGGCTGAAGACCATCACGCGCACGCTCGGGCGGCTGCGAATCGACGACAGGCGTTCGTACACCCTCATTCGCGAGATGTCGCTCGAGGTGTCGAGCGTCATCGCGAAGATCGAGAAGAGTCTCAAGAGGGAGCCGAGCGTCGGGCTCAACTACGATCTCCAGCGCGACCTCGTCAAAGCGGTTTCTCTCGCGAAGGGTTCGCTATTCATCGAGGAGTCACAGATCGACGAGATCATCGATAGCTTCGACATCGAATCTCCGAAGCGCTCTCCAGTCGAAGGCGTTACCCTCCTTCCGGAGGCGATGCAGACCGAGTTCCGACAAGCGTTCACGAAAGACGTGATCTCGATTCTGATGCGCTGCGCCGACACATCGGACGGCACAATCGACTTCGACGACATGATCTGGCTTCCAGTAGCACTAGATCTTCGTCAGGCGAAATTCGACCGCGTGTTCGTCGACGAGACGCAGGATCTCAACCCGTCGCAGATCGAGATGACCATGCGGGCCGTCAAGGCGAACGGTCGGATCTGCGCGGTCGGCGACCCTCGACAGGCGATCTACGGGTTCCGCGGGGCGGACTCGGCGGCGGTCGACAACATTGTGAAGCGACTCGAAGCGACCGTGCTTCCGCTCAGCGTGTGCTATCGCTGCTGCAAGAAGATCGTCGTTAAGGCCAAGGAAGTGGTTCCGGAGATCGAGTTCTCTCCGGACGCTGAAGATGGTCTCGTTCTCGAGGCGGACATCTCCGAGCTGAAGAGTAGGAGCGGCGCTCAACCTGGGGACTTTGTCCTCAGCCGCACAAACGCGCCGCTCATCTCGCTCTGCATGCACTTCCTCAAGGAAGGTCGTCCGGCGACCATTCAGGGTCGTGACATCGGAGCGTCGCTCGCCGCGTTCGTCAGGAAGAGCGCCGCAAACACCGTCTCCGCCCTTTGCAACTACGTCGAGGAGTGGCGCGACGTGGAAAGCAAGCGCCTGGCGGAGAAGCGCCGAGACACGCAGGCCGTCGAGGATCGGGCTGACTGCATTCTGGCGCTCGCCGATGGAGCTCGGACGGTCGCGGACGTCATCTCGCGTATCGAGTCGCTCTTCGAGGACAAGAACGACACGAACAGAATCGTGCTCTCCAGCACGCATAAGGCGAAGGGTATGGAGCGCGAACGGGTATGGATGCTCGCCGACACGTATCGACGAAGGCCGAGCGACGAAGAGACGTGCCTTTACTACGTCGCGGTGACCAGGGCGCAGAAGATCCTGATCCTGGTCTACGGGAAGCAGTGAGCGTCTGCCGGCGCAGAGATCGGATCATGACCACCCGCTTCGTCGAAGTCCCCGCCTCCGCCATCCGAGAACGGTTGGCGGCGGCGGGCTTCCGCCTCCTGCCCGCCACGCGCGGCGAGGAGGTCTACGAGCGCGCCCACGACAAGGACAGCCGGTACACCATCAAGGTCTACTCGTCGGTCCAGCGAGGCGAGGAGGGGGCCCGCGGGTGCGGCGCGGACGCCATCCGCGTGGTCGCCATCCTCACCATCCCGTGGAACGAGAAGACGTACCCGATCTTCAAGTCGGCGCGCGTGTACCGGACCGGGAGCGTCGAGAAGGTCTTGGACAGGATGATGGAGCGGGCCCGCGAGGCGTACGCGAGATGCAACGAGCACCGAAAGAAGAGGAGCGAGAACCATGCCCAGAGCAGATAGGCGCCGAAGGAATCGACATCGCCGCAACGCGGCTCGCAAGTTGAAGGAGAAGGCGCCGAGCGGCGTGTCTCCTTCGTCCGCGGTGCGGCCCGAGGTGAAGCGATGAAGTTCGAGCTGAACGTGTTGGTCGACGACGGGCCGGACGATACTTACGTGACCGTCTACAGCAACAAGAGCGATTTGCTGGGCGAGTTGCGCCTGCCGAACTTCCCAGGGAACCACGGCGACGTCTCCCGCCTTGAGAGGCGAGACGCGATTGCTGGAGTGATCTTGGCGTCGCTGGACGCCGCAGTGGTCAAGGCGCGAGTTGACATCGGGAAGGAGAGCAAACCGTGAGCGGCGCAGAAACCTGGGCCAAGGCCGCCGGAATGATGGCGTATGCGACCGCCACGTACGCCATGAAGGAAGAGCCTACTCCCGAAGAGCTTGCGAGCGAACTCGACGCCGCAAAGAAGTCGCACGCGCACGCGAACCGCGCGCTCACGAACATGTCCGTCGCGCTGTCGGATGCGATGGATCACTGCGTCGCTCACGAAGAAGCGGCGCGGAAGACGAAGCTCAAGCACGAGGCGCGTCTCAGGGAAGCGAACGAAGAGATCGCGCGCCTCACGAAGGCGGCCGTTGATCTGAGGAAGCAACTCAAGAGCGAGACCGAGCGCCTCACTGCGGAACTGGTCACGGAGCGCGCTCGGGCGGAAACGGCCGTGACGCGCCTGTCGGACTGGGTGGCTCGTCCAAACACCGATCCGCTCCCCGTCGTTCATCTCAACGTCGCCAAGTCCAGCGCCGTGTCCCCGGAGTGGTGTGTCGGGTCCCGAGAGAAGGACGAGAATGGAGAGCGCGACGTGATCGGGCTCTTCCATAGCGAGGCGGCGGCGCGTTGGTTCGCCGAACGGTGGCGACTGTGACCGGCATGCGCATCGACATGCGAGACCACCCGAAGGTTCGAGAGCAGGTGCACGCCGGCCTCTCGGCGCTTCGGGTGCAGGGGCGGCAAATCTGGGGCGAGTCGCGGCACCCGCTTGGCGAGATCGTGGTCCGGCTGATGGTCGGTGTCGGTGACCTGGCGCGACTCGCTCGCGATCATGTTCAACTGCACCTTTGGTCGCCCGACGAGGATCACCTTGAGCGACGCGACGAGCTCAAGAAAGAGCTCGGCAACATCATCTTCTCGACCATCCGCTGGTGCGACGATCTAGGGCTCGACGTGATGGAGTGTCTGGAACTGGCCATCGAGGCACAGGAGACGTTCGCGCAGTCGGGGAGGACACGATGAAAAATCAAGAGCCCATCGCTCGTCGCTACTCTCACTACTTCCGCGAGGTTCCGTACTCGCACATCGACGTCTATCGGGTGCTCCAACTGTTCGGTGTTACCGATCCGTGTATTCAGCACGCGGTGAAGAAGCTGCTCGCCGCCGGAGCTCGCGGAGCGAAGGACGCGCGAAAGGACATCGCAGAAGCGATCGTGTCGCTTCAACGGTGGCAACAGATGCGAGAGGAAGAGGACGAGTGCGAGCCGCAGAAGGACGCCGATGCCCCCTGACTACCCACCGAGCGCCGTCAACCTCGACGGCTCGTTCCCGCCGCTCCTCGCCACGTTCAAGAAGACGGAGGCCGAGGTTGCGGCGGCGTACATCATCCGGACGTTGCAGCTGTCCGGGGACGCCTGGCGCCCCGTCGCGTTCCCGGAGATCGCAGCGAGGCTGCGCGCCGACGTCGAGGCGAAGAACGAGCCGTGGGCCGCGCTTGCCCACAATCCGTTCGCGCGTCCGGACGTGCACCGGCTCATCGAGGACGGGTTCGCCGAGTGGTACGAAGGCGTCGTCGGCGGCTCGGCGCAGTTCACGGAGAAGGGGTTCGAGGCGCTGAGGAAGTGGGTCAGGTCGAGGAGGTAACATGATCAGCGATGAGCAACGGTCAGCTATCCGCCTGTCTATAAAGAGGTCCGGAAAGGGTCTGTGTATAGATTGCGGGGTACCGGTGCCCCACTTGAAGGGCAAGTGGCCCAGATGCCTCAAGTGCATGAGAAACCACTACAAGTACAGTCGAACAGCCAAGTGCAAGAAAAGGAAAAACGAACGTCTGCGAGAGAGAATAGCAAGCGGTCGGTGCGCGTGCGGAGGATCACTCGCTCCTTTCCGTAAAAAGTGTGGCAAATGCTTGCTCAAAAATGCCGCATCTGCGGCTAGGTCTAAACGAAAGAGGCGGCTCCAGAACACGCTCAAAAAGAGGTCCGCGTGACAACGAAACCCACCGGCCCACTCTTCAAGTGGTTCGGTTCGAAGTGGCTGGCGTCGAAGCTCTACCCGCCACCGGAGCACGACGTCATCTTCGAGCCGTTCGCGGGCTCGGCGGGCTACTCGCTGCGGCACCATGAGAAGCAGGTCGTGATCTGGGACGCCAACGAACAGTTGCAGGAGCTCTGGAGCTGGCTCATCAAGTACGCGACGACGGAGAGCGTGCTCGAGATCCCCATCGGCACCCCGGAGGGCGCCGACATCCGTACCCTCGGCCTCTGTCGGGGCCAGGCGCTCCTCCTCAAGCACTGGCAGCGAACGAACAACGTCGGCGACTGCTGGACGATCTCGCCGTGGGGCAACAAGCCTGGCCAGTGGACCGCGAACACCCGAGCGCGCGTCGCGGAAGAGCTCCACGCGGTGAAGCACTGGAAGCTGGAGCAGGTTCGACCCGACCGCCCCGGGACCTATTTTATTGATCCGCCGTACGCCTACAACTACCGGTACCGGTTCAAGGAGTTCGATTACGCAGCGCTTGTCAGGAAGATCGCGATGATCCCGAAGGGGAGTCAGATCATCGTCTGCGAAGCCGCGTGTCAGAAGACGGGGCGCGTACCGGACTACTTGCCGTTCGAGCCGTTCGGGTCACGCATCACGTCGCGGCGGAAGGCGACGGAGAATCACCACTCGAAGGAGTATCTGTATCATGAGCACCGCTAAGAAGAAGAAGACGTCACGCGCGAGGTTCGCGCCGCCGTTCGTGCAGATTGCTGCGTGCGTTACCCAGCACGCGGTCATTGCGCGGGACACCATTTGCTTGTTCGGTCTCGACAAAAACGGTCACGTCTGGCGTCGCACCACAGACGGGTGGCACATGATTCCGACCGACATCGATCCTCGATCCTTCCTGTAGAAAAAGAGTTGACATTCGTGCGCACGTAAGCGCATAGTTGTTGAACCGAATGGCGACACGAAAAAAATCCCCAGCCGCGACGCAATCAGGCGCGAAGCCCAAGATGCTCGTTCGAGCACTTCGGGCCGAGATCGGGAAACCGGTCGGGATGACGTGGGACGAGCTCGGGCGCGACCTTCGCCGACTCCGAGCGGTCGCACATCGCGCCATCAACGCCGCAGCGACGGCGTGCGAGATCGCTCGCGTCTGTCGCTGGGACGTCGCACCGGAAACGGTCGCACGTCGCGCCACGCTGTGGGAACTGGAGAGCTTCTACGCCTGGGCGGTCGAACACAAGGACGTCAGCGTGCAGAGCCTCGCGGAGATCCGCCCAGGAGGCAAGACGGTTGACGGGTGGTCCAACGCCGGACACCAGGCGTGGCAGCGCTGGATCAAGAGTGGTCGCTCCACATCGTTGCCGACCGCTAAGCAGGGAGC